GCTCTGGCCGAAGATGGTCGCATCCTTTAAGATCATGCCGCCGGACATCGCCTTCTTATACCAGTCCACAGAAAAGTGCGGTATGGATGGCGGGTTTAGCGAAAAGCTGCCTGTGATGGAGAAGTGCGGCAGCTTGATCTTCGGCAGGCTCCAGCTGAAGTTGAACACGCTCTTTAGCTTGTTTACGATGCCGGATACCGTGCTCCAGATGGTATTGAACACATTGGAGATGGTACTCTTGATTCCGTTTACGATATTGGACACCGTGCTCTTGATCGCATTAAAGCCATTGCTGATGCCGGATTTCATGGTATTAACCACATTCATGACCGCACTCTTTATGCCGTTCCAAACGGAAGTGACTACGCTCTTTACAGCATTGAAAATAGTAGAGGTCGTAGTCTTTATGGCATTCCAAGCTGTGGTAAGAAAACTGCTGATTGCATTTACCACAGTGGTGAAGGTGTTCTTTATTACCTCCCAAATGCCGACGAAGAAATCCTTGATCGCCGTCCATACGGTAATGGCAATTTCCTTGACCTTCTCCCAGAGGTTGATCCAGAATTCTCTGAAGCCTTCGCAGTTATTCCATAGGTAGATAAATGCAGCTACCAGCAGGCCGATGGCCGTAATGATCAGGCCTATCGGATTTGCCGCCATGACAGCATTCAGTCCTGCCATCGCCGTTTTTACTCCGGCCATAGCAGTGGTAACAGTAGGAATGATCGTCATAATCGTACCAACAGCGGATATAACCTTACCGACTATTACAAGTACCGGCCCGATTGCAGCAGCCACGAGCGCAATCTTTACGATCATCTGCTGCATGGGCTCTCCGAGGTTGTTCCACCATTCGGCGAGGGATTTCAGCTTGTCAGAAAGCTCTTTCAGGACAGGAGCGAGAACTGACATCAAGGAATTACCGACCTCCGCACCGGTTTCTTTCAGAGAGTTCATGGTCATCTGAAACTGGTCAATCGGGTCGAGCGTCTCATTGAAAGTGTTCTCTACACTGCCTTCAAAATCTCCGAGAAAGCCGGAGAAATCTGACAGGTTGAGCTTTCCGGTCTGCACGGCATTATAAATGGAGGCACCGGCTTTACTACCAAAAAGGTCATAGGCCGCCTGCAGCTTTTCTGCATCGCTGCCACTTCCTTGCATGGTAGTTGAGAATTCCGCAAGCACCTGATCCAGCGTTTTGCCGTCTGCCGTTGCATTCTTCATAGCGGTCTTTAAGCCCATCATAGCGGCAGAAGTATCAAGACCGGACATTTCTACCATGCCCATAAAGCCAGCGGCCTGCTGGGCAGTGAGTCCCATTTCCTTCAGCTGCGCGGCATTGGAGGAGAGGGCGTTTGCCAGCGTATCCATATCAATGCCTGTGGCCTGACCGGTGGCATTTAAAGCATCCAGAAGATTATCCGCCTCAGAAGCGTCCATGCCGAAGGCGTTCATGACGGAGGATACATTGTCGATAGATGTTGAAACATCGGTATCATTGAGCTGGGCAAACTTGATGAATTTTGCCGAGAGGTCATCCAGCGCCTGCCCGGTCAGGCCGAAACGGGTGTTGACCTCACCGACAGCAGCACCGGCAGTTTCGAAGTCCGTCGGTATCTCCGTGGCGAGGTCTTTTACGATCTGGCACATATCCTCCAGCTCATCACCGGTAGCGCCAGTTTTCTGTGCAACGATGTCGAGGCCAGCATCCACCTCGTTAAAGGCAGCAATGGAGGCAGCGCCAATGGCGACAATGGGAGCCGTTACATGCGTTGATAGGCTTGTGCCGACATCAGATATTTTCCCACCGACCTCCTGCAGCTTGGAGCCGGTTGCTCGGAGCGTTGCCGTGATTGAGGTATCTGTTTCCCGACACTGCTGTTCGAGGTTTTTGAGCTCGTTTTCGGTCTCTATGATCTCACGCTGCCATGCATCATATTGCTGCTGGGTGACGGTACCGTTTTTAAGTCCAGCATCCATCTGGTCTTGCACGGACTTCAGCTGTGTGAGCTTTTCCTTCGTTTCGGAGACTGCCTGTTGTAGGAGCTTCTGTTTCTGTTCGAGCAGCGAGGTATTTGTCGGGTCGAGCTTCAGGAGCTTGTTAACGTCCTTTAGCTGCGACTGAGTTGATTTGATTTCTTTGTTTACGCCGGAGAGGGCTTTGGAAAGGCCGGTCGTATCGCCGCCGATTTCCACGGTTATGCCTTTTATTCTGTCAGCCATGCGATGACCTCCTTCCTGTTAAAATCGATCCATCTGCTCCTGTGTTGCGAGCGCAGGGTAGTTGTAATCGTCGTTGCTCATTTCTGCATACATGTCATTGACAGTCCCGATGGTGAGCAGGTCGAGCTCCGATATGGAAAGCCCGATCTGCACACACCGGAGTAAAAAGAGCGGGGTTGTCATTTCCCGCTCTGTCGGATGATGTTTTTTTTAGATTCCACCTGCTGTTCTACATTGAGTCCCCACAGCTCGATGATTTGCGGCAGGATTTCATAGATGGAGAAGGTGTTGAACTGGTCGAGCCAGTCCTCCGGAGTATCCGGTACTTCAGGATTCTGATGCTTTGCCATCAGCCATGCGATGTTCTCAAAAAGCTCCAGACTGAAAGTGTCCAGATTGGAGCTTTCTGTGTTGCTTTCATCGATGCCTTTCTGCAGATCGTTTAAGTCCTTATAAATGTCCCTGTGGAACTTGTTTCTGTAAAGGCGAGGGATAGCGGCAGAGGCGCGGAATTGCACCTCTTTGCCGTCAACCTCGATTGTTTTTGTTACTGCCATGTCGCGCCTCCTTAATCACCATTACTTACTGAAGCACTCGGCTCATATACAGAGTTGTACCATGCGTCGTAAACAGTGCTTGTGGTATTCGTGCCGGTTTTGACCTTCACAATGCCGGAAGGGAGTGGAGAAGCTGTGATGGAAAGCGTCTCTGTCTGCACCTCGGTAGAATCCTCCTTGGTGCTGCCGGTGACGGAAGGACGGGTAGCGCTGCAGTAATACATGCAGTGGCGGATCTTTCTCTGGTCGCCGGAGAACTCGAAAAGCAGCGCGAAATGCTCCGGCTCCACATCCTTGTTTTCTACAATGACGCCATTTGCGTCCTCAGTCTCGTGCATGACATCCGTGAGAAAGCTCTCCGGGATCAGCGCCAGCTCAAAGTCGCCGGAATAGCCGTTGTTGTTTGAAACCATGTAATATACGGAATCATCTGCATAGAACGGGTCATTATCTCCCTCGGCATCCAGCGAAAGGGAAACAGCACCGGGCATTGCTACGGGTGTGCCAAAGGTGACAGTACCATCAGCGGCAAGCGTAGCGATTGCGTAATGGCAGTTTTTAAGGCCGAACTTGACCTTGTTACTCGTGTTAGGCATAGTTTTTGCCTCCTATAATCTGTGTTTGATATAAGACCTCGTACAGCTTCTCCGACTCGATCCATACCTCGGATTTCTCATAAGGCAGGTCGTGAGCGATTAAGATGTCCTCGATCTGTGTTTCTGTTTCCGGATCTTTTACGTCCGTGTATAATTCGATGTTCAGCTCATCAATTTTCTGAAACACCGTGTCATCCGCGAACATATTGTCAGAGCCCGGATATAGAAAAACGAGGAAGGGCGGATCTGGTGACTCGCCTTCGGCAAAATGGTCGTAGGCAAGCGGCAGGCCGGCTTCCTCTAACATGGTGATTACACCGTCGTATGTCATGATCCACCTCCCAATTTCTGCTTGATGGTATTGACGAGCTTTTCGTTTCCGCGCTCCTCGGCTGAGGCGATATGAGGCTGTGCCGGAACACGTCCGCCGTCACGTTTCACATGCCCGTGCTCCAGAAGGTGCGCCAACTGATATCGGTTTCTTGAATGCACTACGAGGTCAATGCTTTGTGAATCCTCATGCATATTCTTGACCGACCAGCTTTTCTTGTATTTGCCGGTATCGACCGGAGCGCCTGACTGAATATCCTTGCGGACGGAAGCGGCAGTTTCTTTCACGGCGGCCTTCAGGTCATCCGTGGCGAGCTTTGAATATTTTTCGAGCTCCTCCATAATGGCGTCGCCCATCTCACTTATTGATACATTTCTACTCATGCGTTCTTCTCCAGCTTGCAGTTGAATTTCAGGCTGTTATGCTTATAGCCCATCGGATTCACATAGGTGATGTTGTAGGTGCGACCTTCCGCGATGATCCGGTATTTTGTCGATTCCACAGCCGCAAGCTCAGAGCAGTAGCGGCAGGTGAAGTCCAGCGATTCCTCCGGATTGATGACTACACCGGAAGATTCGGAACCGGAGCTCGTGCCGACAGTCGCCCAGCAGGAGAAATAATCTGCCCAGCCGGTTTTATGGTTTCCGTATTTGTCGACGATGACAGTATTTTTCTGGAAGGTGACGCGCACCCTCATAGCCGCTATATTCATGAAAACGCTCCTTCCCGTATTGCAAAAAGAAGCGAGCGCAGCGTCATGGTAAGAGCATGGTGATCGGCTTCCTCCCTGTGCTCAAAGAAATAGGCGCAGGTATAGAGGATAGCGACCTTCATGGTTTCCCGGATTGCAGACAGCTCCGCCTCGGTATATTCATCAGAAGAAGCCGCATCGGAGTCGATCACTTCCCACTGATCATCCGTTAGTCTTGCAATATCAATACATAAGCGAATTGCGGAGGCCAAGAGGATACCGACCGTGGCATCCTCATCCGACGAATCTACGCGCAGATAGGCCTTCGCATCTTCAGTTAAAATCAAAGCCACGGTCGTTCACCTCCTTCGTCTTAAGAACCAGAAGTTGCCTTCATGTCGAGAATCTTGATGCCTTCGGAAAGGATCAGCTTGCCGTCGACACGCTCCGTGCAGGTAAAGCCGACCTGACCGTTGGTAGCGTAAAGCTCATTGAGGCGCTTGATCGTGCGACCGGCTCTGTCAGCGATCCAGTAGCAGGAGAAGTCGCCAAATGCGATGGCTCTTGCGCCTGCGGCCATTGTAGGTACCTTCGGAGAGGTGTAGAGCGGATAGCCAAGCAGTCTGTCGGGCTCTCCGGCAGTAAGGGCAGGCTGCCATACATAGACGCCGTTCAGATCCTTGAGCTTTCTGATAGCTGCGACAGTGGCATCGTTCATGAGGAACTTCGCCTTGCTGCGATACGGAGCCTTGAGAGAGTACACAAGGCTGATCAGCTCATCGGCGGTAATTGCCGTAGCGGAAGCTGCGGTTACGCCGGAAGGAGCACCACCAGCGGCAGAAGGGATGAACAGGCCAGTAGGTCTGTCGATAGCCGTCTGACCAGTCTGCACAGCACCGTTGATGAAGGCGTCCTCTTCAGCTTCACCGAAGGCACGACCGAATTCCTCGGAGATGTAGCCTTCAATGTCGAAGAAGCTGTCAGAAAGAAGCTCGTCGGATACCTTGATGAGGTCAGTCAGCTTGAAAGCATCAATGCTGGTCTGAGCGAAGGTCGGATTGCTCTCGGTGTAGGCACCGTTTTCGGCAGTCCATGCCGCCTGCGTGTGGCCATTTGCAACAGGGATCTTGCGCTCGTTCTGTGTGGTAATGACCTTGCAGCCGATGGTACGCATAATGTTGTTTTCATTGAGCGCCTGAACAAGGGTGCGCTCGAATTCAATCGGAACAAGGTATCCGCCGTTTGCGTCGGTTCCTTCCTCAAGCACATCGCGGATTGCGGGATTACCGGGATGACGGATGTTGTCCCAGAAGGCCTTCTTGTAGGCAGCAGAAGCTCTGCCGGGCTTATCCTCCGGTTCATCCTTTACACCGGGTTTTCCGGTGAGCGGAGTAGAAGTCGGTGCGCTCATCATCTTGTCGATCTGCTCCTGACGCTGCAGGCGCTCAATATCCTTGGTGAGGTCGGTGACTTCCTTTTCCATCTTGTCGTAGGTTGCGGCATCCTCCGCAGAAACCATGCCGCCGTTCTGAGAGTGGCTATTAAGAAACGCCTTAGCGGCCTCCCATGCCTTCGCTCTCTTTTCCATGAGTTCCATAATCTGAGTCATAGTAAAAATCCTCCTTTAATGTGCGAGAAGCGAAAGGCGCTTCTCAAGATCGGTTACTGGTACCATGTGTTTATTTGCTTCCGGCTTTTTCTTAGGAATCAGTCGGGAAAGCAGCGAATCGGTGACGGCCTTGCGGGAGAAAAGCATCTCCGCATCAACCGTATCCTCCGGGACAGATTTCTCTCCATCCCTAAAAAGAATCTCGTCAGCAAAGCCGAGCTTTACGGCTTCCTTGGCGTTCATCCACGTCTCGGCATCCATGAGTTGTGAAATCTTGTGGCGGGAGAGCCCGGACTTGATTTCGTAGGCATTCATGATGGATTCCTTGACTTCGTTTAGCATGTCGATGGCTTTCTGCATTTCTTCGGTATCACCGATGGCGATGGTTGCAGGGTTGTGTACCATCATCATTGCCACGGGACTCATGCAGACCTTCGTTCCGGCCATAGCGATAACCGATGCCGCCGAAGCAGCAAGAGCGTCGATCTTGACCGTCACATCATGCGGATAATCCATCAACATGTTGTAGATCTGCGCAGCAGCAAAAACATCACCGCCCGGAGAGTTAATCCAGAGGGTGATGTTTCCATCGCCTGCATGCAATTCATCACTAAATAGCTTGGGTGTTACCTCGTCGCCGAACCACGTCTCATCGGAAATTTCCCCGTCGAGGTAGAGTGTTCGGTCGGAGCCAAAGCTGTCCGGCTCCTCGTTTCGCACCCAGTTCCAAAATTTTCTGGTCATAGTGCCTCCTTCTTTCTGAACCGGGTGCGCCCATCTTCGGGTTCCGGTTCGGTTTGTGTTTCTTTCGTTTCATCAGCTTCCTCCTGCGTCTGTGCTGAGGCTGCAAAAATACCCGCGTCCTTGAGCTTGGTCATATTGCCATTGATCAGGTACAGGTTGCCGCCTTCCTCCTCTGGAATACGGTCGAGGTTTTCAAGCTCCCTGATATCGTTAGCGGACATCCAGCCGTTCTGGCGTCCGACCGCATACCCATTCATGCGGCTCTGATAATCACCTCTGAGCAAACCGTCCACATTGAATTTGAAGAAGTATTCTTTCTTCTCATCCGGAGAGAGCAGGGCTCTTTGCATGGACTGTTCCCAGCGGCATACCCACGGGTCGAGCGTGTATTTCACAAATTCCAGCGACTGTTGTTCGATATTTGAGAAGCTCGATTTCTCAAGATCTCCGATCATGTGAGGCGGGATGCGGAAGATACGTGCAATTTCATTGATCTGAAACTTTCGTGTCTCCAAAAACTGCGCCTGTTCCGGTGAAATGGAGATAGGCGTATACTTCATGCCTTCTTCCAGCACAGCTACCTTGTTTGCATTGGCACTGCCGCCAAAGGCTGAGTTCCAGCTTTCCCTTACACGCTCCGGGTCTTTTACCACGCCGGGATGCTCCAAGATGCCGCCGGGAGTCGCGCCGTTAGCAAAAAACTTAGCGCCGTATTCCTCGCAGGCAATTGCCATGCCGATAGCATTCTTAGCCATTGCAATCGGGCTGTAGCCTACAAGGCCGTCAAAGCCGAGGCCGGGAACATGCAACACATCAGATGGCTGGAGCCTTACACGGCTGCTATTCATCGTGTGCGCTTCGTCCTGTGATGTTTGATACTCGTAATAAAGCTCCCCGTTTTCATCGCGGTTGACCGTCATACGATTTGGCATCAAAGGATAGAGCGCGACCACTTCACCTTTGCCGTTCCGAATGATCTGCGCGTAGGCGTTTCCCCACAGGAGTAGGTGCGTCATCAATGTTTCCCGGAATACAAAGGATGTCATTTCCGGATTTGGCTCATCATGAAGAAGGAAGTAGAGCGGATGATTGATCGCTTTTTCCTTGCTGCCTCCTTCGCCGTATCGATAGAGGTGAATCGGCAGGCCTGCAATCGCCTCGGACAGAATCCTCACACAGGAGTAGACCGCCGTCATCTGCATGGCGGAGCGTTCCGTTACAGCCTTGCCGGAGGTCGTGCCGCCAAAGAAGAAGCGGTAGGAGCTTCCGGTTGTTGAATTGGTAGGCTTATCTCTTGAACGAAACAGTCCTGAAAATATGCTCATGTTGATCACCTGCCTTTCAGATAAATAAAATGCCTCTGTCGTCATAGACAGAAGCGCCGTTGTCATTGCCGCAGCGGATCGCACGGTCAAGCGCCATGATGGTGGCGATGGCTCCGTCGATCTTCTCTGTAGATTTTTCCTTGTCAGCCTTGATATTTCCGGCTGGGTCAGTACGGATGAAGATGTTATCCATATTCCAGCGGAGAACAGGATGACCGCCGTGGGCGAGCTTTTGCTCAAGTGTCAGCTTCATGAGCTCCTTTGTGGGAGGACTCATATCCTTAAAGCCCTGTCCGAAGGGCACGACTGTAAAGCCCATGTTCTCCAAGTTCTGAACCATCTGGACTGCTCCCCAGCGGTCGAATGCGATCTCACGGATATTGAAGTGCTCGCCGAGGCGTTCGATGAATTTCTCGATATAACCATAATGGATGACGTTGCCTTCGGTAGTCTGCAGCACGCCTTCCTTCTCCCAAGTATCGTAGGGCACATGATCGCGTCTCACGCGAAGATCCAGCGTATCCTCTGGCACCCAGAAGTACGGGAGGATCACATACTTGTCGTCTTCATCCCGTGGCGGGAATACCAGCACAAAAGATGTAATATCCGTAGTGGAGGACAGGTCAAGACCGCCAT